AGCCAGAAGGAGCTCGACGCCCAGCGCTTCGACGAGCTCCGCGCGTCGCTCACGCGGCTCGTGAAGAGCGAGGACTTCCGCTCGTGGTTCCAGTACGTCAACTGGAATCTCTACGGCGACTCCGCGCCCACGACGGAGATGGACGCGTTCACGCAGGGCAAGCGCGCCGTGATGGGGTTCCTGAAGCGGTCGATCGCGATCGCGGACGGCGGTCCCGAGTTCCTGGGCGAACTCACGCGCAAACACTTTACAGCCGTCGCACAGGCCAAGGCCAGGGCCCGGCTGGGCAACGAAACCGGAGAAAACGCATGAAGAAACTGCTGATGATGATCCACGGCGACACGCGCCTGCGCGACGCCGAACCCGGCACGGACGGCACGCCGCCCGCGACCACCACGACCACGGCGCCGGCCACGACCGACGCGCCGACGGACACGCCGGCGACCGACGCGCCCACGGACACGCCCGACGCGGGCGACCTCTCGCAGGTGACGCTCGGCGATGGCCAGCCGAAGACGGATCCCGCGCCCGCTCAGACGCCTGCGCCCGCGGAGATCAACGAGGAGGACTACGCGACCAAGGTGACGATCGAGGGCGAGATCGCGAAGGACGTCGAGGTCGATCCGGGCGCGATGAAGGCCGTCGCGCCGATCCTGAAGGAGGCGGGCGTCTCCGTCGAGACGGCGGGCAAGCTCGTCAACGCGCTCGCACGCTACCAGGTGGAGCAGTTCAAGGAGCGCAACGCCCAGCGCTTCGCGGACAACAAGCGGATGCACGACGCGGCGATCCAGAAGTACAGCAAGGCCGACTTCGAGCAGATCAACGCGGGCATCGACGCCGCGTTCAAGCGCGACGGCGTGATGAACTACATCGTCCGCAACTCCGAGATCGGGAACGACCCCGAGTTCCTGGAGCTCATGAAGTGGTACGGCGCCCACCATCCGACGAACACGCAGCCGTCCGGAAGCGGAATCGGAGGAGGCACGACCGGCCAGCCCGCCGGGTTCGCCGGGATCGCGGAGAGCTGGAAATAACCGATTTTGCCGGAGGACAGGTTCGCGGGTGCGACCCGAGGCCGACGGCGGAAACAACAAAAAGGAAACACGAAAATGCAGGTGAACGGAACGAGAGTCCTGACCTACGCCGACTTCGTGAAGGGTCTCGACCCGAAGGGCAACTTCGCCCACCGGATCGTCGAGCTCGTCGCGAAGAAGGTCGACATGCTGGACGACATGACGGTCATCGCCGCGAACGACGGGTCCACGCTCCAGACGACGGTGCGCACGGAGACGCCGAAGCCGGTGTGGACCACGTACTATGGCGGCATCCCCTCCAACAAGGGGAGCAAGGCCAAGACCAGGGTTTCGTGCGGGCGCATGGCCACGAAGATCCTCGTGGACAAGAAGCTCTACGACGCCTCGAAGGACAAGGACGCGGTGCTCGAGGACGAGATCCGCGCGAACATCACGGGCATGAAGAACGAACTGGCCAACGCGCTGGTGTACGGGCTTCTGTCCGACAACCCGCTCGGCATCAACGGCCTCTTCAAGCACTACAGCGCGTACGGAAGCGAGACGGCGGACGACACCGAGTCGGCGCACTACGTCTTCAACGCGCTCGGCCTCACCGGCAACACCGGCGCCAAGACGAAGCTCGGCTCCCTCGCGATCGTCGGCTGGTCGCCCAACACGATCACCTGCTTCCACCCGGAGAACTCCGGCACGGGCGGCATCGAGAAGAGCGACAAGCGCGTGACGGACGTCACCGATCCCGACATGGGCGGCGACGCCACGTACGAGGCGTACCTCCAGTACATCTACTGGGAGCTCGGCCTCGCCGTGCGCGACTACCGCTACGGCGGCCGCATCTGCAACATCCAGCGCGACCTCATGCTCACCAAGGGCTACGAGGCTTCCTACGTGGAGCTGATCGACCGCCTGTCGCAGCGCGTCCGTGACGACGACGTGAAGCAGTGCTTCTACATGGACAAGATCATGTGGGAGAACGTCTGCGTGCTGTTCAGCCGCCTCACGCGCGGGAACGCGATCACGTTCAAGCACGTCGAGGAGCGCAAGGAGCGCCGTCTGTACGGCATCCCCGTCCGCATCATGGACCCGATGAAGGTGAACGAGGCCGAAGTGCCCGCGTTCTCCGCCTAATCCAAGGAGGGAAAGACAATGCACGACAAAATGCTCATCTTTTTCCTGAACAAGGCGATCGCGACGACCGCGAACACGACGTACACGTCCAAGCTGATCGACACCCGCTACAACGGGGACGACATCGACGGACGTTTCTTCGTCAAGGCCCAGCTCGGCTCCGCGCCGACGGACGGCTACGTCACGTTCAAGCTCCAGACGTCCGCCAACGGCAGCGACTGGACCGACGTCATCACCGCGACGAACGTCGGCGCGAAGCTCTACGCGGGACGTCTCCCGCTCGGCCTCAAGCGCTACCTCAAGGCGACCGTGGCGGTCGGCGCGAACGCGCTCTCCGCCGCGACCACCGCGTTCGCGGAGATCACGGACGCGCTCGAGCACGACCTGGACACCGCGCGCGTCCAGGGCACCGAGGACGTCGCCAAGCAGGGCGACGCCGTCCGCGCCGTCGTCGAGGCGTAAACCACGCTCCGCCGTCCGCGTACCTCCCCTCGCGCGGACGGCGGGGCAATTCCGAAAGGAGCCACCATGAAGATACTTTGCAAATCCGCGACGCAGGTGCCCGGACGCGGCATCGTCGAAAAGGGACAGATCGTCGACTGGCCGGACTACCTGCCCTTCCCGCCGCAGGTCCTCGGCAACTTCGTCGAGGCCGACAGCGGCGCCAAGCTCCGCAACCTTGAGCCCAAGCCGGCGAATGAGGCCGACGAGAATCGCCAGCCCACGCTGGAGGAAGCCGCAGCCGAACAGGCGCGCGCCGAGAAGCTCGCGAAAGACGAGCTCGTGAAGCGCACCGCCGCGCTCGGACGCGAGAAGCTGACCGCCGCGCTCGACGCGACGGGCGCCACGTACAAGGCCAAGGACTCGTGTGAGGAGCTCGCGAAGAAGCTCCTGCGCGCCCAGGGACAAGAGGTGGACTAATGTCGCGCACGGTGACGGTCGAGGTGGACGCCGACAGGGCGTCCCTGCGCGTCCTCGATGGGCGCATGTTCATCGGCGAGCAGGTCACGGTCGTGCTGGAGCGCTGGACGCCGTCCGACGCCACGCACCGTCCCGTGCTGACCCTCTTCGCGCCCAACTCGCCCGTCCCACTCGCGCAGTCGACCTACAGCGAGGGCACGCTCACGCTCTCGCTGGGCGGCGCCGACCTGCGCAAGGCGTTCCACGGCTGCGCGGCACGCCACATCTTCACGCTGTTCATCAACGAGCAGGCGACGGCCGACGACGGCGCGACGTGGACGTGGATCCCGGACGTCGTCGCCGTCGGCAACGTCTACGTCGACTGGTCTCCGGAGGTGTTCGAGCCGGCCTCGGGCTCGTTCTCGATGGCCACGCTGCAAGGTCCGCCCGGATCGAACGGGCAGGACGGCAAGAGCGCCTACCAGCTCGCGGTCGAGAACGGCTACACCGGCACGCTCCAGGAGTGGCTCGTCTCCATCAACGCGGGCAAGGCGCTCCTCGGCAAGTCGTTCGACTTCTCGTCCGCGAACGCGCGCAAGTTCGCCGACGCGATCAAGATGATTTTTGAGGCGCTGGGAGGGACTGTGACATGAGAATCCTCACGACCATCGCGGCCCTGGCGGCGTTCGCCGCCTTCGGCGCTGGCTTCGACACGGCGCCGTTCGGCGACATCGGGCTCAACAATCCCGTCGTGACGAACGTCTCGTTCTCCGGACTCGCCACGCAGACGGACCTCGGCTCGTTCGCCGCGACGGGCACGGTCGAGCGCGCCAGGAGCTACGGCACGCCGACGCGGTGGGTGGACGCCACCGGGTGCGTGTGGAGCGTGGCTGAAACGACCGATGGATGGACCTTTGAAGGCGGCGATCCTGAAGCGGACTATTCCGTAACAGGGCCGTTCGACCTTGAAACTCCAGAAGAAATGCTGTACACCTTCAATCTGTACGACGGAGAAGTTTTTATTGATCAAAGCGCGTCGTATGACACGCAGACGCCAGCCGACATTTACTTCCCAAGCGTGGAGATTATAGCCATACCGACAACTGTCATGTCCACGCAACTCGTCGGCCGCGTGGCGCTCACGAACGACGTGCCGGAGTGGCCGGTCGAGCTCGTCCATACCAACACGCCGATCATCTTCGCGGACGGCGAGGACACCAACGTCACCTCGATCGCGATTTACACGCAGCCGGAGAACTACGCGTCGCTGTCGTTCCTCTCGCCCGTGAGCTACTACCTCCCGAACCGCTTCTCGCTCCTGGAGCTGGGCCACGAGTACCAGATCGCGTCCGCGCAGTGGTTCCAGATCGGACGCTACCTCTACGTGCAGAACCCGGAGAACATCGTGTTCGTCGGCGGGAACCAGCGCAGGAGCCTGCAAGACTACCTCGACGCCTGCGCGCCGCAGATGCTGGCGGACCTCCTCGGCTGCTACGTCCCCACGAACGGCGGCGGCCGCATCCACGGCGACCTCACGATCGACGGGCGCCTCACGGCAGGCGAACTCATCACCATCACGAACTCGGACATCCACGCAAAAGGTTTTCAGGTTGTTGACAAGGTGTTGACAGCCGACGGCCTCACGGCGTCGAACGGCATGGTCAGGATCAACTGCGCGCGCATGCTCATCGGCATGGGGACGCCGCGCATCCATCTCGAAACTAACTCCCCTTCCGCGATCACGTACGGCGGCACCTGGGAAAACCCGGAGGGCTCGGTGTTCTCCTGGCAGGAAGAGCACATTGCCGAATACCTTGCCGGCGACAACAGCCAAGAGAGCATTGAACTGCGCAATCCGTATGTGCGCTACATGGACGTGAAGAACGGCTTCACCGGCTGGAAGATCCTGGGGCATAGCGTGAACAACGGACAGCTCAAGCACTTCACGCTGGAGGACTACCGCACGCACCACTTCACGGACTCCGACGTCGGATCCCACGGCATCGAGTTCACGATCTCCTCCAACGCGCATGTGCGGATCGTCTACGACTTCGCGACCACCCCGCCGTCGGCCGTCTACTTCGACTGCGGGCGCGACGGCGAGGACATGAGCGCCACCATGCTCTCGAGCGGATCGGAACTCCTGGCGCCAACCGCCGGCGCGAAGACGCTGATCGAGATCGAGCATCTGTCCGGATGGACGTTCATGGTGAAGGAAACGCCGCTCACGCACTCAAACACGGTCATGCCGTGGGTCCAATCGCAGGAGGAGGAACCGTGACGGCGCGCGCCGACATCCTCCTCGCGATCCTCTCCGCGGCGTTCTCGGTCGTGGCGCTCCCGGCGCCGCATGACCAGATTTCCGAGTACATCTGGCGGCAGGGCGCGAACCTGCCGAGGCACGAAGGCGTGGGTGACAAGAAGCTGCGCGTGTTTGGGTACGAGCTCGATTCGATCTACACCGAGCAGGACCAATACTTCGCGACGGTCACGCGGATCGTCCGCTACGAGACAGGGATCCCCGCCCACTACGAGCAGGTCGGCGCGACGCAGATGGACGCCGTGAAGGTCGGCTTCCACAAGATTGGCGACGTCTGGCGCGAGGAGGAGATACCCGCGCCGAAGGCCGGACAGCAGAGCTACACGGTCGAGATGATCCTCCAGAAGTGCTACGGCACCGCCTGCGAGGAGCAGATGATCCGCGCGCTCTCGGCGCGCACGCTCCAGTTCGGTGGGCCCATGAACGAGATCGCGCTGCTCGCGAAGGTGAACCCGATCAACATCCCCGTGCTCGAGCCGGGGACGCCGCGCGTGCCGTGGAAGACGTTCGCGGCCCGGTACAAGATCACGAAGGACCTCTTCCCCGTGCGCGGCGACATGCTGTACGTCTCGGGGCGCCAGCAGTTCTGCGAGACGAACGCGTTCGACGACCTCGTGAGCCGCTACTCGCGCGCGTACGGCGTCCGCCCGACGTTCCAGCCGTGGGTGGCCGGAGCATGTCACTCCAACGACACGAACCAGGTCTCGTACGCGCTCTTCCCTCTCGGGATCGTCGTGCACCGCGCGGAGGACTACACCGAGGAGTTCGCGCACTTCACGAACGTCGGCGATCCGTACGGCAACAGGGATTTCGAGGAGTTCAAGGCGGCGTTCCATGGTGCAAAGGTCGACGCCTGGAAGATGGGGATTGATATAGGGGTGGCTGGCGGGTGGAGCGAGTATATATCCGCGCTCACCGAGGACCAGGACTGGGCCGACGTCGCGGCCTCACGCGTGCCCGCCAACACCCTGCTTCTTCTTCAGCTCTACGTTTCCGGCGGAGGCTCGACGGACTTCCGCGCGTGGTGCGAGTCGGACGCGCTCGGGAGGATGGTGCTATGAGCAGACCAGGTCCAGCGACATGCGCGTTCTGCGGCAAGCCTTTCGTGATACAGGTCCGCGCTCAAGGCGGGTCGAATCAGATATTCTGCTCAAAGGCGTGCGCCATCGCGGCACACCAGACCGCCCGCGCGGAAAGAAAAGCGAGGGCCTTTGCAATCCGTCCGACGCGCTTCAACTATAGCAAGCGTTCCTCGGACTGGATGAAGGACTTTGTCCGGAAGTCGTGTAAGAAATATCCGCCCTTGACGGCTCTCGAGGAAAGTGCGCTGATCGCGGAGGAACGGCACAACCGGGACCATCTGAACTGGCTGCTCGTCATGCACAACCTCCGTCTTGTGATGGAAACATCGGATAAATTGTGCGCGATATACGACAGCCTCGACGGCGACGACCTCTTCATGATGGGCGTCGAGGCCATGTGGCGCGCGGCCCAGAAGTTCGACCTGGATCGCGGGCTTCGCTTCTCGTCCTACGCCGGCGAGGCCGCGAAAAACGAGATTATGAGAATGACGAGCAGGCCGGAGTTCCTGCGCGAGCGCCTGACCACGTCGCTCGACGAGAAGCTCGGCATGACAAAGGGAGAAGAGGACGAACGGGACAAGATCGACGTCATCATGAGCCAGGTGGAGGAACTTGAGACGCCGCTGCACGAATGGCTTGAGCACCGTGACATGGTCGCTTTCGCGAACGAGATCCTGGACGAGACCGAGAAGAAGCGGTCGATGCAGCAGTTCCGCCGGTTTGTTGCAGGTGAAACAATCACCAGCATCAGCAGGTCGATCGGCGTCTCGCGCCAATGCGTCTACGACATCCTGGACTATGACCGCCAGTACATCGAACGGACGAAGGAGCGCCTGCTCTCGAGGTACGGCGAGAAGAGCTTGTGCAAGACGACGGACTGGGACCGAATGGCGTCCTGCGCGGCCTACAAGAAGCGCGGCAAGGCGCGCACGGTCGTCGAGCGCCGGGGCCCGGCGTGGGTCGAGTCGTATATCGCGTTCGAGCGGTACAAGCTGTCGGTCAAGTACGCGGCCCGGAAGGAGGAGGGGCGCTATGTTTCGTAAGATTTCGATTTCGGCCGGGTGGCCGGACGTGTTGGTGCGGCGTGATCATTGGCACTCCTCTCGCTGGTGAGCGCCGTGCCAACACGATATTTTAAACAACGAAAGGAGCTGAGGATGGATGAGGTCACAAGAGACATGGTCAAGGCACAGCTGAAGTCGGCAAAGACGAGCGAATCGCTACGCGACGCGATGGTGAGCGCGATGATCGCGATGGTGGATTGCCAGTGCAAGACCGGCATGCGCGTCAAGCGTCAAGGGATCCTGCTCGCGGGCGTCGGCCTGATCGTGCTCGTCTCGCTGCTGTGCGGAGACGCGTCCGCGCTGAAGCTCCTTTGCTTCTGGCGGGCTGGAGGTGTGCAATGAAGACGAAATGGGCACATTGCGCGGCGCCGATCATCCGTCTCCCGATCGTCACGCTCGGCGAGACGGAGGCCGTGCTGGCCGAACCCTGGGAGGTGTACGAGGTCGCCGGGCTGCTCCTCACGGTCATCCCCGAGGGCACCTCGACGGATGGCGCGTCCATCCCGCGGTTCCTTTGGAGGCTGTGCGGTCACCCGCTTGAGGCGCCGCGCGTCTACGCCGCGCTCTACCACGACTGGTGCTACCGCAACGGCTTCAAGTACGGCATCAGCCGCAAGAAGGCGGACGAGTGCTACTACGCGCTCATGCGGCATTTCGGCGTGCCCGCGTGGCAGGCCAAGATCGAGTATTACGCGCTCCGCATGTTCGGGGCGAAACACTACCGGACAAAGTAAACAAGGAGAAAAACCATGAAACAGAAACTCATCAAAATGTTCTGCACGGCGACGCTGCTCGGCTTCAGCGGCTGTAACGTGTTTTTCCTCACGGGATGCCAGACGCGCGTCACGTGGACCAAGCATCCGGAAACCGTGCATCCGATCCAGGAGGTGCGCCAGGTGAACGGTGTGGACCAGGTGATTGTGGTCGGATACCAAATCGCCGCAGGCGGGTTCGAGGTGACGGCGCGCTCTCCTCTGTTCGCGCGCGAGGCGCTCAATGGCTTCAAAGCTGAAACGTACACGAATGGCACGTTCTCGGCCGAGTTCGGAGCGTACGAGCGCGACCTATCGACAAACGCGATCGTGATGGTCAAGACAATCTTTGACGGCAGCACGAATTTAGCATCCGCCGTCGCCAAAGCCTACGCGACGATCAGCAGCGGAGGCGCGACGGACGCGACGAGCGCGATCGTCGCGAAGATTGTGAACTACTTCAAGTCACGAGGCGGCGACGCGTCGAAGAGCACGGTCACATCGGACGGCAAGACGCTGACCGTGACGGACGGCACGACGTCGATCTGTTGCGATGCGGACGGCAACTGCTCCGCCTGCTCGCCGTCCGACTAGGCGATTCGCCCGCGCGTTTCATCTTCCGCGCGGGCGGAGGCCCGTGGGCGCTTGCCTATAATCCATCCGTGTGCCCATCATTGACAGGAAGCCCGAGCCTGGAGAGGCCGAAACAGGGCGATTGACTTACAACCCAAAGAAAGGAACCAACGATGAAGAAACTCATGATGATCCTGGCCGCGTGCGCGTCCATCGCCGCGTACGCCGAGCTGAGCGCCGTCGAGATCCACGCCGGCACGAACGCCGTGCCGACGCCTGCGAAAGGCGTGCTGCTCCACGCCGTCAGCACGAACGCGAGCGGCACGGTCACGCTCACGAAGCTCACGACGCTCGCGCTCGCCTGGAACGAGACGCGCACGGTGACGAACGTCACCTACACGACGGCGTGGTCGAACCTCACGCACGTCGTGACGAACGACTACGTGACCGCCTGGCGCACAAACCTCGTCTCGTCCATCATCACGAACGGCGTCACGAACATCGTCGTCGCGACCAACTTCATCGACCGCGCCGTCAACGCCGTGCCGTCCGTCTACCCGTGGCCCGACCTGCTGATCACCACGAACAAGGTGCCGGTCGTCGAGGTGTACACGAACGTCCCGTACCAGGTGGAGGCGTCGCGGACCATCCTGACGCTCGACACGCCGAGGACGTTCACGAAGTACGTCACGAACGACATCTGCACCGTCACGCTCTCGGCCGGCTTCAAGACGAACGCCGTCAACTGCGTGCTGGCGCCCGGCGAGACGGTGATCGGCAGCGGAACCGCGTTCGAGGGCGGACGCATCCAGCTCATCTTCGAGCGGTAAGGGGCGCGACATGACGATCAACGCCGCAAACCTCGCCGTCTGCCAGGAGGCGCTCTACCTCCTGCGACAGGACGTCGGCCTGCCGTCCGTCGCGGACGCGCCCACGGACACCACCCTCGAGTGGCAGAAGAGCCGCATGGCGTTCGAGACGATGGTTGCCGAGGTCTGGGGCGCGCACGACTGGAACGACGAGCTCAAGCTCACGGGCGCGAACCTCACGGCCGCGCCTGGCGACGTCACGAACTGGACGGCGCCCATGCGCACGGCCCTCGCCTACGGCGTCGCGTCCGAGCTCGCCGTGCCGCTCGCCGGCCGCGTGGAGGACCTCAAGAACTGGACACAGCTCTACCAGGACAAGCTCGCCCGCGCGCGCGTGCTCTCGCTCGAGAACGAGCGCAAGGCCGTCACGGACGCCGTCCACTCCGAACTTCTGGCGCTGCTCGTGCCGTCGTTCGACCCGGCGGACGGACACCTCCCGCGCTCGCTGAAGACGATCACCGACCGCGCCGACGAGCTGGCCGACTCCGCGCGCTACGCGGTCCTCTCCGACCACGCCTGGAACTTCGCCCGCGCGGAGGATCCCACGCCGTCGTGCCCGGTTCCGCACGGCGGCTGCGCCGCCTATCCCTACGCGGCCGAGGTCCCGACCGGGTGCGTGCACCTGGAAGCCGTCTACACGCACGGCGGGCGCCTCGCCGACTGGAAGATCCTCGAGGGGCACGTCATCGTCTCGCGCGATCCGGTCGTAAAGGCCGTCTACACGCTCGACGAGTCGCGCCTCAACCGCTGGCCGCCGCTCGCGCGCCGGGCGTTCCTCTACCGCCTCGCGGCCGACACGGCCCAGACGACCGTGCCGAACCTCCTCGCGGCGCTCGAGCAGAAGGCGGCCGAGGCGCTGGCCGAGGCGAAGACGCGCGACGCCCGCGAGAACAGCACGCCGCGCGACGCCTGGGGACGCAACCACTACGTCGACGCCATGCACGGGAACCGCCCGCTCGGGCCCCACCTCCCGCGCCACTCGTACCACGGCCTCATCTAGGAGACTCAGCCATGCCGCTTTGGAAGAACACGCAGCACTCCTTCGCCGCCGGCCAGCTCGACACGCACGTCATGGGCCGGCAGGACATGGACAAGTACGCCCACGGCGCGACGCTCCTCAAGAACTTCGTCGTGAAGCGGCAGGGCTGCATTTCCAAGCGGCGCGGCACGGACCTCACGGCCGACCTCGCGAACCTGCTCGGCAACACGTACGCGGGCGATCCGATCGTGCCGGACAAAATGCGCCTCGTCCCCGTCGTCAACGACGACGACGGGCGGTACGTGATCCTCTCGGGCGGCGTCGGGTTCGTCGCGAGCCGCGACGGCGTGCTCACGAGCGACCTCCGCCACGTGCGCGCGAACGATCCGTACACGGCCGTCGACGCCGACGGGAAGCCCGTCGTCATCACCGGGAAGGACGTGCGCTACTCGACCGAGACGCCCTTCGACGTGATCCACCGCGTCTCCGCCGGCAACTACTCCGTCGCGCGCTACGCGACGTTCCAGGCCGCCTTCAACGCGGCCGCGGACGGCGACGTCGTGCGCCTCCACAGCAACGTCGCCGTCAAGATCGCCGTCACCGTCACGCGGTCCAACGTCTGGAAGACGGACGCCGACGCGTCCGCGACCGTCACCTGGGACGGCGACCACGACAACCATCCGAACCAGTACAAGATCGTGACAGGCGGGCAGACCTACTACTCCCGCGAGTCGGACGGCTGCGGGAACCGCTCCACGGTCACGTTCGAGGCGAACTCCGAGATCGTCACGGTCACCGAGGAGCCGAAGACCGTCACGCTCGACCTCTACGGCTACAAGATCACCATCCTCTCCTCGAACGGGTTCTACATCCGGCCCGCGTCCGTGACGCTCGTGGTCGACTCCGCGCGCGTCGGCGGGAAGATCGTGGTCATGGGGTCCGGGAACGCGTGCGGCTTCTACGTCGACGCGCAGGCGACCGGGCTCCGCTCCGGCGCGATCCGTTTCGTCGGCGACGTCGAGTACGACCTCTACACCAACTCGCCCAGCTGGATCGTGCGCGCGTACGAGACGAGCGGACTTACCGTGGAGCGCGGCACGTTCACCGTGCACGCCCTCCAGAACAACATCTTCCACGTCGTCGGCGGGGCGCTCGTCGTCAACGGCGGCACCTTCAGGGGGACGCCGACCGGCAGCGGCTACGTCCAGCTCGTCGTCCTCACGCACAACACCGGCTCCGTCCTGCCGTCCACGGCCACGATCAACGGCGGCGCGTTCGAGAACGCGAGCGGCTACATCGGCGGCAACGACTTCTACAACTCCTGCATCTTCAACAACGAAGGCGGGGCGGTCGTCGTCAACGGCGGCCGGTTCACGTTCGCGAGTTCGGCCAACTTCTGCACCCAGACCACGCCGCGCGGCCACACCTACTGGTACATCGGCTACCTGCGGATCGTGCGCGGCGAGTTCTCCTGCGCGTCCATCCGCGACCACTGGGACACGCAGGACTACGCGGTCGACCTCTACACGGGCGACCACGGCAACACGTCGGACCGCGCCGCGACCGAGATCTACTTCGCGCGCCTCGACATCACGGCCACGTCGAGCGCGTGGACGTTCTCCGATCCGTCCGAGAGCCTCGCGTGCGAATGGAACGGCTACGTCAGCAAGTGGCGCCTCTACGGCACGGACTCGCAGGGCCGCACCATCAACGAATATCTCGAGGGCGGCGCGCCGGCGGACACGGAGCTCACGTTCCCGTCCTCCGGAATCACGGCCACGCGCACCTGGACGTTCTCCGACGGCGGCAGCTGGCCGATCGGCTACGGCGGCGGCAGCTGGTACATGACGAACTCCGCGCCCAACGCCGCGCAGCCCGGCGCGGACGGCTTCTACGGCGTCAAGCTCGGGACCGACCTCACCGACTACTCGTACGGCGTCTCCACCGAGAAGACGCCCTACCGCTTCGCGGTCCCCTACGCGGACGAACACCTCGCCGACCTCTGCATCCGGCAGTCGGGCGACACGCTCTTCATCGCGCACCGGAACTACCCGCCCGCGAAGATCTACTTCGACTCCAAGGGCCGCGCCTACTTCGAGGAGCTCACGCTCGACAACACCGACCACCAGCCGCCCGTCGTCGAATCCGCGACGATGGACGGCAACGACCCGCAGGAGGCCGACTGGCCGTCCGAGTTCCCGTACAAGAACGCCCAGAACACCTGGGTGACGACGGGCGTGCCGGGGTGGATCAAGGACAGCACAGACGAGGTGCCGCTCAACGGCTCCAACAAGACGCCGCTCAACCACCTCAAGGATTTCGTGCTGGCGTGCAAGGCGCTCGGCACGGTCACGGACGCGGGCTACAGCGGGAACGAGGCCGCGAGTTCGGACGACGGCTCCTACTCCCGCGCGGGGTCGTTCACGTGCACGAGCGTCAACAAGAACCTCTCGACCGGCCGGAAGGAGACGACCGTGAGCGTCATCTCCTTCACGGCGTCGCGGACCGTGGAGGTGACGACGCAGTTCGTCGACGGTCAGGAGCGGAGCTCGACGCCGCGCGAGATCGACACGGTCGGCGTGGCGTCCAACTCGGCAAGCGCCGCGTCCGCGCTCGTGCCGCGCACCGTGCGGTACGTCGCGACGTACGTCAAGGACGGGCGCGAGTCGCGGCCGTCCGTCCCCGTCACCGTCGAGTACGACATGCCCTGGGCGAACAACGCGGTCGTGAACATCACCGTCGGCAAGGGCGCGAACGGATCCGAGCCGGACTACTACAACGTCTACAAGGACAACGGCAACGGCTTCGGCCTCATCGCCACCGTCGGCGTGGACCGCATCGCGGGCGGCGTGGCGGGCGCCGTCGACACCTACCCGCTCTTCATGCCCGACAACTCGCGCGGCGAGGCCGCGATCGCGTGCGCGGCCGACTACGAGGAGCGCAAGGGATGGTCCGTCGGCGACATCATGCGCAAGATGGTGAGCACCGGGAAGGACATCTTCACGTCGAGCCCGCAGAACGACATCTGCCTGCTCACCACGGCGTCCAACAGCGGCCACGGCATCGTCATGGACTTCGAGACGCCCGCGCGCTTCAACCGCGTCCGCGTCATGCTGGACGGGCGCCTCTACGACAAGGCGAACGACGCGTCCTACATCATCGTCTCGACGAACATGGTGACGTGCACGTGCACCTACCTGAAGACCGACGGCACGACCGGGACGTTCAACAAGACCATGTCGTCCGCGCAGGGCTACTCCTGGGGCGGAATCTCCGGCGGCGTGATGATCGGCATCTACGAGGACTGGGTGAGCCTCCCGTTCCGCGCGTTCACCACGCCGAACGGCGACACCGTCTACGGGTGGCTGTACGGCCGCGGCGACTGCACGGAGGAGTTCAACGCGCACCTGCGCTACATCGACTTCGACTTCAAGTCGACGATCGACGGCCTCGCGGACTTCGCGGGCATCAAGTCGGCCGCGTTCACGTTCTACCAGTCGGCCTACGACTACTGGTACCCCAACAACCAGCAGGGCTGCATCCACGCGGTCCACTTCTACAGCGGCGACGCGACGGGCGACGCGGGCGTCGTGCAGGACGACTACATCAACCCGGACATGACCGTGACTCCGCCGGACGACACGCGCGACGCGCATTTCTCCGCCGCGGGCGACTACCCCGGGTGCGTCGGGCTCTACTTCCAGCGCCTCGTCTTCGCGTCCACGGCGAACGACCCCTCCACCATCTGGATGAGCCGCGTCGCGGACCTCTACAACTTCACGACGCACGAGTCGATCCGCGAGGACGACGCGCTCGAGCTCACCCTCGCCGCGACGGAGTTCCCGAAGCTGAACCACCTCGTGGCCGGACGCGACCTCATGCTGTTCGGCGACGGCGGCGAGTGGCTCGTCGCGCCGCTCCAGGGCAACGCGCTCACCTACAAGACCGCGTCCGCGAAGCTCCAGAGCATGGTCGGCTCCGACCGCGCCGTGCAGCCGCTCCAGCTCGCGGACGAGACGCTCTTCGCGGAGCGCGGCGGCACCTCCCTCCGCTCGATCAACTACAACTACACCTCCGACAGCTACCAGTCCCAGGACCTCTCCGTGATCGCGCAGTCGATCTTCCGCGCGAACCCGATCGTCTCGATGGCCTACAAGCAGCATCCGGACTCGATCGTCGAGTGCGTGCTCGCGGACGGGCGCGTCGCGACGCTCGTCTACATGAAGGAGCAGGAGGTTGCCGCGTGGAGCGTGCAGGAGCTCGGCGGCGGGTGGAAGGCGAAGGAGATCGTGACGCCCAAGTGCATCGTCGACGGCACGACCGAGATGATGCTGCTCGTCGAGAAGGACGGCGTCTACCAGCTGTGGCGGGTCCGCAACGACAACGACGCGCCCGTGGACGCGAACCAGGTGGTCCTGGACGGCCTGCACGTCGAGACGTCCTCCGCGCCGACGGGCACCGGCGAGATCGGCGTCGCGCTCGGCGACGGCACCTACGCGGTCGGCTGGGAGGTCGTCGCGGAGATGGTCACGGTCCGCCCGGAGCCCGAGCGCGCCGAGACGATGCAGATGGAGGTCAAGAACGCGACCGAGTCGGAGATCCGCGTCATCGGCGCGAGCTCGTTCAAGGTCAAGCCCTACGCGATCGACACGGGCTGGCGCGACGTCGCGCTCCCGGTCGTGCGCGACGGATCGGCCGTGACGCTCGCGGAGAAGGACTGCAAGCGCCTGCTCACGGGCACGAACAACCGCGACGGGCGCATCCACGTGAAGCACGTCGCGCCGTGGCCGATCACGATCCTCTCCATCAGCAACACCTACCAGGTGGAGTACGAGAACGGAGGGAAGGAGCAGTGAAGCCGGCCGCGACATTCCCCGGGGGATTCACCCTCGCGCCGTCCACGCAGGAGGAAGTCGACTACGTGGAGGCCAACTACCGCGCGGGCGAGCGCCGCGAGTGCGAGATCGAGAAGGCGCCGCGCACGCTCGTCACGGACTTCGAGTCGTGTTGGACGGTCCGCGCCGCGAACGGCGACGTCGTGGGCTTCTTCGGCGTGCTCATAATGCCGTGCGAGTCGTGCATGAGCGAAACGCGCGGGTTCTGCTTCATGTCCTGCGAGAACGCGAACCGGCACAAGCTCGCGTTCGTCAAGGCGTCGCGCCCGGCGTTCCGGTGGATGGTGGAGCAGTGCCCGAGCTGGGTGAACTCGTTCCTCACCTGGCCGCTCGAGTCGTACGCCGCGAGCGTGCGCTGGCAGGAGAAGGTCTTGAAAATGCGCCGCGTGGCGCGCGTACCCGCACCCGAGGACGGGGAGTGGTACATCGTGATGGAACTCACCAGACAGGAGGTGGAAACATGGGCATGGAACTAGGGGTCGCCGGCCTCATCATGACCGGCATCGGCGCCGGATACAACGCCTGGGCCGCGAACCAGGCCGGAAAGGCGCAGGCGAGCGACATCAAGCGCCAGTCGCAGATACAGGCCTCGAACATCATGCGCGAGGCGAACGCCACGGCGGAGGCCCAGCGCGCCGAGTCGCGCCAGTACGAGCGCCAGAGCCTCATGGACATGATGGCCGCCGGGAACGAGAAGTTCCGCGCGGGCGAGGAACTTCGGCAGGGCGAGATCGCCCAGGAGCGCGCGAACATCGAGCAGCTGAAAGGCGAGCGCGAGGCCGCCAAGCGCTCGCGCATGCTCGCGCAGGAGATCGGCCAGCAGTACGCGCAGTTCGCCGGGAACGGTTTCGCGGTCGACGCGAACCCGACGGACACGTTCGGCTCGATCATCCGGTCGACCACGGCCGAGGGACAGGCCGACATCTCGACGATCCTCCAGAACGCGCAGATGAACCAGTGGACGCTCGAGGAGGAGAAGCGCACCCTTCAGCGCAGCGCCGGGAACTCGCTCCAGGGCGCGAACAACCTCGTCTTCAAGGCGCAGAGCGACCAGGCAAGCGCACAGGACGCGCGCAAGGCCGCCGCGCTCACCATGTCCAACGCGCAGGCCGCCGCGGCGGACACCCTCAGATACGGCAGGGCGGCCGCGCGCGCGGCCCGCAAGTCCGGACGCCGCGCCGCCTGGGGCGCCGGGCTTGAAGGCGCCGCAAAGCTCGCCTGGGGCGGATATTCACTGTGGGGGGCCTAACCATGGGCGTCATCAACATCACGCAGCGGAGCGAACGGCTCGGCAACATCGGCGGCACGTCCGCCGCGCACGGCGTCACGTCCACGGACATCGGCACGGTGCACCACACCGTGGCGCGCACGTTCGCGCCGCACTACTACTCCCGCAACTACCAGGAGGGCAACCGCGCGATCGGACGCGGACTCGGCGCCGCCGGCGACACCATGCTCCGCCTCGGCCTCGCCATCCAGCAGCGCGAGGAGGACCGGCAGGTCGACGAGTACACGAACGCCATGCTCCGGAACATGGAGAAGATGGGCCGCGACGACCGCGACATCACCGACTGGAACACGCCGCAGCGCCGTCACCTCGAGGGCCAGAAGCGCGGCTTCTACCTGCGCACGGGCAAGGGCACGATGAACGTGGTCGACGAGTGGGAGACCTGCTTCGGCCAGACGTTCGACGACATCGGCACCTCGATCGGCGCGAACGAGCGCGTGCGCGAGCGCACGATGAAGAACCTGGCGGGCTACCGCCGCGGCGTCGTCGGGCGCCTCGCGGACCTGCGCAACAGCGAATACCGCCGCATCGAGCTCGGCGCGGCCGAGGGCAACCTCTCCGCGCAGGTCGAACTCTTCGACAACGGACGCGACGAGGCCGTTCCGGACATCTTCAAGCAGTACGACCGCGTCTCGCAGCTGAAGCTCCTCACGCCCGAGCAGGCGAAGGCCGGCAAGCAGGAGCTCGCGCTCAAGCTCGCCTCGTCCGTCGTCGGACGCCGCGTCACCGCGTGCCAGACGGCCGAGGACTTCGACCGCGTGGAGGCCGCCGTCAAGTCGGGGCTCAAGGACGCCCTTCCCGACGAGATCGCCGCGAACCTCCCCGGCGGCGGCCGCACCGTCGGCGGCAAGATGAAGGACGCCCTTCTCACGGACGTCAAGAGGGCGAAACGGCTGTTCCTGGCAGAGGTGGACGCCGAAGAGCGCGAAGCGCGTCAGGCAATCGGGAGGGACTTCACGGAACGCGAGCTGAAACTGCGCGACGTCCCACAGGAGCTTTGGGCCGACGCCTACGAGGCGATGGGCCGCGACGAGACGCTGCGCAAGGCAGACCCCAAGCGTGCCATGGCCTTCATGGACGCCGCGGGCGAAATGCGAACGGCCGCGTCCAAGGCGAAGGAGAAGGCGACATCCGAAACGATCAAGGGGAACGAGGAGAATCTTGCACGCGCGCTTGCGACGCTCGACATCCTGAAGATGGACGGATCGCTGCCGCAGGACGACGCGAACGAGGCACAGGCCGCCATCTGGCGGAAGTTCCGCGCGCTCTCGCTCGGCAAGCAACTCTCCCCTTCCTTCATGCGGAGTTTCGAGACGCGGCTTGCAGGACAGCTCTCCGACCAGGAGGCGGCCGCCATGCGCAAGTTCTACGCCGCGTTCGGCTACAAGGGCGAGGTGAACGCGCAAGGCGAGATCCCCGCGTCTGACAGGAAGAACGACACGTCCGACTACGCCGCGCCGCGCAATCCCGGCGACAGGCATTCGGAGAACTACTTCAGGATCCCGGCCGCCGAGCTGTTCGTCTACGGCGACACCCTTCTGCGGACTCTTCGCGCCCTGGGGCCGGACATGAACCGCGAGGGCGTGGTGGAGAAGGAGATCGCCCGCCTCAAGACCAGCTGGGGAAAACGGCAGTACGACAAGAACCGCGACGCGACCGTCCGCAGCGTGATGGACATGCAGCGCGAGGCGCGGACGCGTTGGGAAACGTCAAAGCCTTGAAAATGGAGACAAGAAGATGACAGAAGATGAGAAGACTTCAACCCTGCCAAGCGACGTGAGCGACTTCCTCGGAATGGGTCGGCGGGAGGCTGGCGGAATTGGCGACAGTACCATCCGCCCGCCGTCGTTCGGTGGTTTCAGCGACAACGTGGACCGAGAGGCGTATCCCGGTGCGCCGTACACTCCGGACATGAACACGTTCGACGACCGCACGAAGAAGGAGCGCAGGGCACGTTTCAAGGCCAGCGCCGACATGCTCTTCTCCACGGACGTCTCGAAGCTCGACGACGCGGGTGCGTCCGCGCTCTACCAGAGCGTCACTGAGGGACTGTTCGGCTTTCCGGACGAGGACGGCACGGTGGCATTCGGCAAGCGCGCGTCAAAGGACCCCCGCGAGAACATCGACATGCTGCGGAAGTTCGTCAAGGGCGACTACTCGCTGATCGAGGACCCGGAGTACACCAAGTGGCGGCAGATGGACGAGGAGGCGAAGTTCCAGTACGCGCTCGAGCACGAGACGACCGGGAACATGGTCAAGTCGAAGCTCAAAGGCGAGCGCGGCACGAGTACACTTGTCTCATTGGCCGCCGGGGACATGTCGTCTTATGCGATCCCGTGGACGGACGAGCAGCGCCAAGGCCAGGAGATCGACAGGAAGTGGCGTGAGGATGCGATACGCAATACGTTCTACGACACGATGGACGAGGACCAGAAGGCGGCATATCGCGCCGACGTCCTGGCAGACTACGAGAAGAAGCTTTCCCGCCGCCAGACGCTCGCGACGTTCCTCCAGTTCTCCCACGGCCTGAGCGACCGCGCCAGCTACCTGCTGGCCAAGTCGTTCAGCGACGGATCTCCGGACGGGAACATCGAAGGACTTCCGGAAGACGAGCGCGACCGCGTGTACTCCGCCTTCTCGCTGATGCGCGGCGACCAGAAGAAGGGACGGATCCTCGGAATCCAGACCGACTTCACGGACGACACCGTGCCAAACCGCCTTCAGCTGGGGCTTTACGGATTCCAGCAGTCTGTCGTGGGACTTGTCACGGACACGGGAGAGTTGGCCAGAGACGCGGCCATGTGGACGTACGCGAAGACCGCCCTGTCGGAAAAAGAGCGTCGTGACTTCTTCAAGTGGTGGGATGCGCGGGGCAGGGCCGAGCAGGCGATGAAACAGAACCTTCCGGACGCCGACTCCATCTGGGGCGAGGCGTTCCAGGGCGTGATGGAGAACTTTCACTGGTTCATCCCCTACTCGATGATCGGCAAGGGCGGCAAAATGGTGAACGCCGCACGCGGTTTCAAGGAGGGAGAGAACGCGCTAACGGGCTGGAAGAAGATCTTTCAGCCGCTGAAAGACCTGAAGGTGACGCTTACGCCAATGCGACTCGGCGGCGACCTGAAGAAACAGAAGGCAGGGTTCGAGACATCCAAGGCCATTGCAGAAGCCAATGTCGCCGCCACGCGGGCCGCATACACGCTTGACATCAACGGCGTGAAGAAGCTCGGGGAATACGGCTCTTCGCTTGTGGCTCGGCAGATGGCCGCCGTTGACCAGTTCACGCAGGCGCTCAGGGGCGTCGACGCCGATCTGAAGGCCGCGAAGTGGTGGAAGGACGCGGCTGGCACGACAATGTGGGCCGCCGGCGAGGCGTCGGCGTTCAGCGCGTTCGCGTCCGAATACATCGCGAACGCGGATGCGGCGGGCATCAGCCGCGAGGAATCCGTCTTGACCGCGGCTGCGATCGGACTCATCAACGCGAAGATCGAACAGCTCTATGTGCCCGGACTTGAATCGTCGCTCACGCCCGCGCAGGTCAAGTCGCTCACGTTCGCGGCCATGGCGCAGGCGATCAAGACCGACGGCGCGGCGGGCTTCAGGAAGTGGCTCGCGAACCGCATCTCGAAAGGCTTCACGGAAGGCGTGAAGGTCACGCTAACCGAAGGCGCGGTCGAAGAACCGCTCCAGCAGATGGCGATGGAACACGGCAAGGCGTTCGACAGGCTCTGCCAGGAGCTTCGGAAGGACGGCCAGGCCATACTTGCGAACGAGGCCAAGGCGCTCTGGGACAGCTTCGCGGCCACCCTTCCGAACGACTACGCGACCTTCATCGACACGGCGGCCGACATGGTTCCGTCGTCGCTCGGCTTCGGCGTGACGACCATCGGCAACATGACGCGCCGTCAGCACGTCCATAACGTCCTGACGCGCCACGCGAACCGTCGCGCCGGCGCGAAGGCTACGGACACGATGTTTAACCTCGACCAGAGAGGCGAGGACCCGTCCAAGGCATTCGACTACGACGCCGGACTCGTAGATGTGATCCAGCAGGCCGTGGACGTTCGGAACGCCGTCGAGAAGCACTGGCAGGGCGAGGAGGACGGCGGCGAGGCCAAGAACCCGCACCGCTTCGAGGAGGCGATCACGGCGGCGCGGCGCGCCTGGCGCGACCCGAAGACCGGCGACGCCGTTCAGGAGATCGCGGACGCCGCCGGCGTGGACGTGAAGACGGCCGAGGTGTTGGCGCAGTACCTCCAGGCCGAGGCCGAGGCGACGGCGTTCTCTCCACAGGCGCGCGCGTGGACGGCCTTGAACATGTCGCTCGCGGACATCGACGAGGCGACGATCAAGACCGTACTTCCGGGCTACGTCGAGGGCAGCTTCGCGTCCGATCCTGAAAACGGCATCTACTCCGGCCGCGTGAAGATGGACGACGGCACGGAGAAGACGATCGCCTACCGCGTGGGCGATTTCTCTGCCGAGCTCATGGCGGAGGCGGACGAGAACGCCAAGATCGGCAGCGCGTTCGGCGACTCCTTCAACGAGCGGCACGAGGAACTGGGCGACGGCATCAGGTGGGATATGCTCTCCGACGCCCAGCGGTACCAGGAGGCGCTTTTCGCGTCCAACGCCGCACGAATGGGAAGCGGCGTGTTCGAGCTGACCGACTCCAAGGGGAAAAAGGTGCGCGTCAACGCCGACAGCGTGATACGCCTTGCCAACGGCCACATTGCCGACATCGGCTACGGCCCGGCGGCGACACAGGCGACCGTGCGCCATGAAACCTTCCACTCGCTCTGGCAGTTCGTCCGGGGAACACTGGCCGACGCGGATGTACAGCAGCTCGCCAAGACACTCGGGATTGACGTGACGGCCGACAACTGGGAGCGCAAGCTCGACGAGCGCATGGCGCACGAAATGGAACGCTATGCGAGCGGGCACTACGTTTCCCACGCAGTTTCCTCCCGCTTCGACAAGATGCTCGACTCCTGGGCTGGGAAGCTCATCAAATTCTTCGGTCAGTTCGGCCCTTCCGACGAGGTGACGGATCCCAAGACCGGCAAGCCGTACCAGCTGAAGGGGCTCTACGACAGCATTCTGCGCGGCGAACTGGGCAGCGGCACGCTGGGCGTGGAGCTTCGCAAAGTACCGCAGCAGACGGCGGAACGCACGACCACTCCGAAATCCTCGATGCCAGTTGAAGTGACGGACGCCGACCGCGCAGCGCAGGAAGCCGAGGTACAGGCCGAGGCGGACGAATCCGCAGAGGCAGATGAGAAAGTAGTCCAGCCGCAAAGCCCGAAAACACAGGGGCAAAACGCCACTGTGGACGAATCCGGAGCGACGGCGCCCAAAGTAGTCCACACCGCCGAGAATCCGGCGGACGCCGCCACGCCGAACCAGCGGTACTACAAGGTGGGGCTTCCGAACAGCCAGGTGAAGCTCGTCGGACGGCTGGAAGTACGCGACGCGGAGACGGGCGTTATAACTTCGACCGACGCCGACTACCACGACAGGGGCAACCAGAACCGCGACGACACGAGCGAGGAAAGCCGCGCGCTCGTCGAGAAGATCGGCGCGAACCCCGACCCGCTCCAGGTGGGGACGGTGCAGCCGATGGCCAACAACGGCATCGTCTGGATGCTGCCGAACGGGGACGTCATCATCGGCAACCACCGCGTGAACGGCGTCCGGCTGGGCTACGAGAAAGGCACGGCGGGCGACCTCGAGAAGTTCGTGCGCGAGGAAGCGGCCAAGCGCGGCATCGAGATCGGCGCCGACGTGAAGAAGCCGCTCCTGGTGTTCGTGCTCGAGCGCATCGAGTCGCCAGACAGAAAGGCGGACGTCCACGAGGTCGTGCGGCTCGCGAACGAGTCGCAGAACCGGGGCTTCAACGTCCGCGAACAGGCGTCAAACGACGCGAAGATCCTGACCGACAACAACCTTCTGCCGCGCATGGCGTTCCGGGCCGACGGGCGGATCGACGAGACGAAGAGCGGCGACGCCATCGGCAAGTTCCGCCAGGAGACGGGCGCGCAGGGCTTGATCGCGGAAGACGGATCGCTCACCGAGGAGGGGCAGACGCGCATCCAGAACGCCGCGCTGGCCGCGCTCCTGGGCGGCGATGGGAACAACGCCCTTCTCCAGAAGATCATGGAGAACGCCGGTCGGCTCGACATGCAGGGCGAGCTACGTGCGCTGATGAAGATGACTCCGGAGTTGATGGCGCTCGCGGAGGCGAAACCGGCCTACGACCTGCGCGCTCCGCTCGCCGAGGCATTGCAGCTCTTCACGGAATGGCGCGACAATGACGAGACGTCCCGTGTGGAGAAAGGCAAGACCCGCCACGACTGGCGCGAAATGAAGGACGGGCGCCGCGTGCGCGGGCTCTCGTGGGATGCGTTCATGTCGCAGGGAGACATGTTCCGCCAGCCGTCGGAGGAGGCGAAGATCCTGGGCGACCTGTTCGCCAAGGCCGAACAGCTGCGCTCGTTCGACCGCGAGGACGTGGAGAGCGCAGCGGGCAAGAAGCGCGTCATCGACCTCATTTCCGACTACCTGACGGACTACATCAGGAACGCCCGCGCCGTCAACACGGACACCGAGGACATGTTCGGCGGAACGCCGGCGAGCCGCGCCGAGGTCATGGCCGCGCAGCGTGCGAAGGAAGCAGCGGATGGTGGAGTAAGGTTCAGCGTCGTCAGCGATCCGGCGACGGTTGAACGCCTCGAAAAGGAGATTGCCGACGGCGACTATCATGTCACATACCGAGCCGTGGAACGCGTCACACTGCCGGACGGGACGGAAGCGCTTGTGCCGCCCATGAACGGCTATGATCCAAAGACGCGCCAGTACATCGACCCGGTACACGAGGGCGACTGGGTGAAGGCCGACATCGACGAAACGGGCATCATCGACGACGGTACGGGCGACTGGGCGCACTACAAGATCAGCTACCGAGTCCAGAACCAGGCCACGGGCAAGTGGAAAAGGCAGGACACGACCGTCGCGTTCAACCCGTACATCCACTCGTCGTTCAACCCGTTCAACGACCAATTCTCCGCCGCCTACAATCGGCCAGGCCTTGTAGTCGTGCGGTTGCTCGTACCAAAGAGCGCGGCGACTGGAGAAAAGGCGCATCCGCGCGCGAAGGACGCGCCGGGCTTCACGCAGTGGAAAGCGGGAGGTGTAGCCGGGCAGCTGAAGGCGCTCGGCAAGCCGGAGCGAAAGGTGCTACTCTCCAACTACGCGAAGATCGACAAGGTGCTGTCGTATTCTGATGTGGCAGACCTCTTCGATGAAATGGCCGACGGAGTGAAGGACAAGATCACGATTCCGGAGAACGTGATGCCACCAGGCTTGAAGGACGAAATGGAGAAGCGCGGCTACAGGATCACGCCCATGACGCGCTACTCCATCGCCGCGAAACCTGCTGGAAGAAACAAGTCGGCAAACGTCAGCTATCCCGACGCGGGCAAGGAAATATCCTCGATGCGCTTCTCCATCGGAACGAAGCGCAGGGATGAGTATTCTCGCCTTCTCGCAAAGCACCGGCCGGACCTCAGAGCAGACGCCATCCTCGACGAGCTGGACAAGTACGACAACCCGAAGAAGGAGAAGCTTGCGCTGCACTGGATCGTCCGAGGGACAATATGGCTGCCGAACGACGAGAGCAAGATTGACCAGGCGATCGCGGTCGCGGAGAAGGCGAAGGTCGATCCGTTCAAGTACGCGTCGCCGCTCGCGCTCATCGACGCCCATTCCGACATCCGGCCAACAGAGAAGCGGATAGACCCGGCGACCGTTCCGGAGCTGACGGACGCGCGCGACGATGGGAACGGCGTCGTCTCCTATGCCGTGCAGGACGACAGGGCGGGACAGGCCGCCATGCGCCGCATCATCGACACGCACTGGGGCAAGGACGCAAACCCGTGGTGCCTGCTGGCGAGAGGGAACGACGCCTCTCCCGAAGTGATGCGTGCGGCGGCAAATCTTTATCCGGGAGACCCTGACGCGCAATCTGCGTACATCGAACGGCAGAAGAAGCGGGATGACGGCCTTGCCCGTGCGTGGGAATACTGGAACCACTACAACGCCCTGCCGAAGCGCGTTGCGTTCAAAGACGGCAAGCTGCTCGCGTTTATGGCCACGGAAGGGATGGACGAGGATCAGGCGTTCGACGATGCCGCGTATGGCAACGGAAGCGAACTTGCACGGCGACTGCCCGGTCTCTATGCAGAATATGAGGCGTGGGCAGACTCGGAGGAGGGGCAGAGCGAAGGAGCGAACTTCTACCAATGGCTGGAACATGAGCACTATGACGAACTTCGGGAAGCCCTTGACAATCCATCGGAAGAGTGGTGGGACCGACAGGACGAGTCGCACATCGGCCACGACGGCCTGATGGAGATCGCCGGCGCGAAAGGCGGCATTCGCTACTCGATCGCGGGCAACGTCGCCGCGGCGAACATGGGCATCAAAGGCGCGGCAGAGGCAGAGGCCATGGAGAAGGCCGGCAAGGACCGCGAGGAGATATGGCGCACGACCGGATGGTGGCGCGGCAAGGACGGCAAGTGGCGCTTCGAGCTGCCGTCCACCAAGATGAAGGACGCAAGGGCGCTTTATGCTGCGCTCATCGAAGGACACAACGAGACGACGCTCGGAAAGATACTGGACGCACCCGAACTGTTCGAGGCGTATCCGCAGCTGAAAGACACGAAGATCATTCTTTCGCCGGAGTATAACGACGAAGCTGGAGGATGGTATGACCGTATCAAGAACGAAATCGTCCTCTTCGACGCCGGCCTCGTTTCATTAAAGGACATGCCGTCACACGAAAGGGATCTTCGAGACACCTACCAGAGAGTGCTTGATTCGGACGAGTTCGTCCGCCGTAGATTCGCAGACATGGATGCGTTCGGCATCGAGCATGGCACAGTCGAGGAGGAGCGCGAGTACGCGAGGTGGTGGATCGAACGGCAGGACAAAGAAATCGCCAGGACCAACGAGACGAAAATCCGCGACCTGGCGAACGACAGGGGGATGTGGAGCACATTCGGCAAGATCATCCACGAGGTGCAGCATGCGGTGCAGCGCATCGAGGGCTTCGCGACGGGCGCAAGCGGCAATGAGGATGGATACAGCCGTTTCGCCGGCGAGGTTGAGGCACGCAACGCATCGCGCCGCGAAGCCATGACGCCGGAGGAACGTGCGGCCACGCCGCCCTGGGAGACCGAGGACGTGCCCGCCGACCGCCAGATCGTCAGGTACTCGCTTGCGCCGAACCCGAACCTCCGGGAGGACATCGCGGCTGCATTGCGGAAGAATGCGGGAGGAGACGATACGACCGTGCAGATGAAACGGCACGACGAGATCGTGTTTTCCGATAACCTCCCGTTCTTCGAGTTCCTGGGGTTGCCCAACGTAAAGGTTGTTACGGACGTAGTGAAGGTCCGAAAGTTCAACATCAAGCACCATCTTTCCGAAGACCAGATCGCCGAACTGCCTTATAGGTACAATGCTCCTGTCGCGGTCATGAAGGACGGCACGGACGGATATGTTCTCCTGACTGACCTCATGGCCAAGGACGACCATGACAACGACAAACCCGTGATGGTGTATCTCCGCAGGAAGGAAAGGCCGAGCGGAGAGGTGATCTTCATCGCCACGGCCTTTGCCAAGAACGCTGAGGACGAGGCGGAATACTATGGGCCGTTGATGAAGACCGGGCTTCTGTTTGCCGATGAAAACAAAATCGCCGGACTTGCGCTCGGGGAAGAGACAGAGTCGATCTTACGCACCCAAGCATCCGGCGATCATGTGTTGACCTCCAGCGATTACTCGTGGTGGTCAACGCGGGTTAGTATAGCACAATCTTCCGCCGACCGCAATGGTCTTTCAACGCCGGCGCAACTCTTGGCAGCCGTTGCGAAGGGATCGGCAAAGCGCAAGGAGGAGCAGCAAGAGTCGCAAGGAGAGGGCCGTTACAGTACCGAGGCGCCGCGCTCCGGGCTCGTCTATCCACAGCTTCACGGCATGAGCGACGAAGAACTCGTGGCCGCTGCCGTCGCCGCCAGGATCGCGCTCGGCAAGTCTGACAAGGTGTCCGACAGGTCCGTGAAGGTGAAGACGGTGCAGAACATGATGCGCCGGCTGCATCCAGACTGGGACACAACGAAGATCGGCGTCGAGTCGCAGCGCGTCATGACCGGCGCGCAGAAGCTCGCCAAGCGCATCCGCGACGACCTCGGACGTGGCGTGAGCGATTCCCTCGTCCTTGAACATCTTCCAAACGCCATGCGCGAGCAGTTCGGGCGCGAAATGCGGCAGGAGGCCCGCGAAGGCGCGCGCCTGGGCGCGTTCGGCGTGAGGGCGAACACGGCGCTCGAGGAGCGTCAGGCGCGGATCGTGGAGGATGCCGTGCGCGTCCAGACCGGCCTTGACTCAGGCGCGATCGAGAACGCCTACGGCATCAACCTCTCCGAGACGATCATGCACCTGGCGGAAAACCCGCTTACGGAGAAGGACGCTCCGCAGGGCACGTCCGGCGAGGGCGAGGGATCGGCCGACGAGGAAGGTGCGGCGAGCGCCGAGGAATCGGAAGAGGCGGCCGTCGAGATCGACGCAAAGGTGAAGGCCGTCGTGGACGACATCGTGTCCGCCTCCGGCCAACAGGCCGGCACGGACGAGCAGAACCGCAAGAACCGCAAGGCCGCCGCAGGGCGCGACGCCGAGAATGAGGCCGCCATGGGCGAGGGCGAAGAAGGCGCCGAGGCGGAAGGTTCCTCTTCCGGAGAAGTATCCGAGGGCGACGCGCTGGCCGAGGCCGTGAAGAAATCCGCGCTCGACCTGGAGAACCCGCGCCACCTTGCGCGGTTCGTCGCCGAGCTCGCGCGGCGCCAGTGGATCAAGGAACACGGGCTCGCCAAGGACGCCGACGTGTGGCGCGACCTCGTGGCCGTGCAGTTCCTCCGCAAGACGGCGCAGAGCGTCTATGCGAAGCTCGTCCGCGACCTCACCTACTCCCGCAGCCGCGAGACGGCCATGGGCCGCATCGCGAAGCTGGACAACGTGCCGACCGTCGCCGGGCTCCTCTCGGAGATGGAGTTCCTGGGCGCGCTCATAAACGCGCAGCGCATCCGCGACAAGCAGAAGTCGATGTGCGAAAAGCTCGACCTGTTCCTGCGGGAGAACTTCGGCGCGCAGGGACGGTTCAAGCCCGACAAGGAAGAGGGCAAGCGCAAGGTTTCGGCCGAGGCGGAACTTCGCGCCCGCTACATGCGGCATGCGATGTGGCTCACTCCGGACGCGGCGGCCGAAGAGGCGCGCCAGCTCCAGGAGACGCTGGACGCCCTGTCGGTGGACTTCAAGGACGCCGGGCGCGACCGCGACCAGAGCCGCGAGTTCGTCGAGACGATCCGCAAGCTGAATGTCCTGCGTGAGTTCGGCGCGCTCCGCTACAAGCCCGTCGGCGAGATCGAAGCCGCCGTCCAATGGTGGCAGGACTTCGCGCGCGGCGAGTCGGACGACATCGTGCGCGAAATGTCAGACCGCGACATCCGCACGAAGAAGGCCGCGCACCTGCTGGCCGTCGCGTTCGCCGATCCGAAGCGCACGACCATCCGCGAAGGCGGCAAGGCTGACGCCTTGAACCGCTTCATCACCGGCCACATGGGCTTTGTCTCGCTCTTGCAGGACTGCATGCGCCACGCTTCCGACGCGGACGCCGCGGCCGTGAAGGACATCATCGACTACATTTCCCGCGAGATACAGAAGTCGGGCGACAGGTCCGAGGCCGAGAAGCGCCGCCACAACGACGCATTCCACTCCGCCGTCGAGAGCATCTACGGCAAGAGCTTCAACGCCGTCATGAAGGCCATGATGGCGCCTGACGAACGCTTCACGAAGTACATGGGCGTCGTCGGCGGGAAGCGCGTCACGCCCACGAAGGGCCGCGCGCTCCAGCTGCTCGTCTCACTTCTCCAGGAGGGCCGCAAGGTTCAGGTCGAGGACGAGGAGAATCCCGGACAGACGAAGACCGTCTGGGAGGGAGGCTACCACGACAACATCGTGAAGCACCACCGCGAGGGACAGGCCGCCGAGATCATGAAGCTGCTCGATCCGGCGGACATGAACATGCTGAAATGGCTCGGCCAGTGGTACGAGAACAACCGCGCCGACCTCTCCGGCGTCTGCCATTCGCTTTTCGGAATCGGCGTGTACGCGGAGCTGCCGAACTACTTCCCGGTGAAGATGATGCTCGAGACACAGGGGCTCGAGAAAGGGCAGGGCGTCGGCTGGACGATATTCCCGAAGGCGCTCACGCCGCGCGTCCGGAACGAGCGCGACTTCGACACGTCGGCCGACATCTTCTCCATGTGGGCGTCGCGCATGGAAGAGGCCGCGCAATGGAAACACCACGCGCAGCTGGGACTGGAAATGCGCGGAATCTTCGGCCGTGCGGAACTCCGCGAGGCCGTCCGGGCGAACCACGGCGCATCCGTGGACGACCTCATGCAGGGCTTCATAACGGACATCCTGGCCGGACACGGCGCATACGACCGATCCACGGCGGGCGTCCAGTATTTCTCCGACCAGATACGCGGCTGGACGGCGCTCTGCGCGCTCGGCGGGAACCTCGGCGTCATGGCCAAGCAGACGACCTCGATCCCGGCGTTCGGCTTCGAGATCGGGCTTGTCAACACGGCAAAGTACATTGTCAGCGCGTTCACGCCGGAGGGCATGGCCGCGATGGGCAAGATATGGGATTCCGAGCAGAGACGAACGCGCTGGAACCTGGGATCCTCCGAAGCCGTCCGCAATGCGCTCAGCCAGCAGGACGCGAGCTGGCTGAAGCGTGCGCTCCAAAAGTCAATGATCACGACCAAGCTGGGCGACGTCGTGCCGGCCCTCGTCGTTGGCCAGGGCATCTACCGCGACTGCCTGGATCGCGGCATGTCCGAGGAAGACGCCATGGCCGAGACGTGGAGCATCATCGAACGGACGCAGCAGTCGGGCCGCATGGAGAACCAGACCTCGATCCAGCGCAGGAACAAGCTCGGGCGCATCATGTTCCAGTTCCTCTCCACGCAGCAGCAGTACCTACAGTACGAAATGCGGGCGATCCGCGAAGTGATCGCGCGTCCGGACTCGGTGAAGCGCTGGGGCAATCTGGGCCGCGCGATTCTCCTGAACCACTTCATCCTCTCGTCTGCCTATTACTGGGTGGGGCAGCTTTACAAATACGCGCTCGGACAGGAACCGCCTGAAGACGAACTGAAGGACTGGGTCGTCACGTGCCTCCTGGGCCCGTACGGATCGCTGTTCGTCGCCGGCTTCTGCTGCAAGTACACGCTCGAACGCGCCATCAAGGGCTACTCGATCAAAGGCGGCTCCTCAATGCTGCCGATGGAAGCGTGGTTGAAGAACCAGGTAAACGACGGCGCGAAACTGCTGGAGGCGATCTTCGACTCCGACGGCGACACATGGGAAAACATGCGCGAAGCCGCCGGGCGCTGGATGAGCGACAGCAATTCGGTCGTGCGCGACCTGCGGAAGATTTACCGCTACCGCGTCAAGGGCGAACAGCAGAAGAAGACGCAGAAGAAGAAGTAGACTCGAGCGCCTGACGGATCTCCTCCGTCTTGTCGGCGTGGTCATAACGCTGCACGGTCGCGTCCTGCGTCCATCCGCCGAGGCGCTTTGCGAGGTCGTTGCTGACTCCGGCCTCCGCAAGGCGTGTCCTGAAGGTGTGCCGCCAACTATGAAACGTGATCGTCGGATCGGTCACGCCGGCGGCCTTCAGGATCCCGGCGAAGGCGCAGTCTTCTGGATCGCCCGGATAGACTTTCGCGAACTCCGGAAGCACGTACTTCCGGCCCTTCACGAACAGACCCTTCAGCGCGTCGCGCAGCACGGCCACCATCGGAACCTCGACCTCGATGTTGTAGCCTTGCGTCTTGATCGGCTTCACGCGGATCACGCCCTTCTCGAAGTCGACTTTACTCCATTCCAGGAACACGATGTCGTGCTTCCGGAGCCCGGTCCACCGTGCGATCAGACATGCCTCATACCAATGCGGCACGGCGCTCGACTTCGCGGCCGCGAGCACCGCGCGCTCCTGCTCGCGCGTAAACGCGGCGTGACGCTGTCCGTCGCGCACGGTCGGCCGCAGGTCCTTCCACGGGTTCCGAACGTCATACAGCGCCTCGGCGGCCTTCCAGATCGTGGATAGATTTCCGATATATTCCTTCCGGCTCTTGTCCTTCAACTTCGCCTTGTGCTTTTTGTCCTTCGGCGAGCCCTTCTTCTTCAGGTGCTCGGCATACGCCATCGCACAATCGAACGTCACTTCCTGCACGGTCGAGACAGGGAACTCGACTTTCGACCACTCGATAAAATCCTCGAGGTTTTTCCTCCGCTGCTTCACGAGCCGCTCGCCCGGCTTGCGATCGCGCATCGACATAAACCGCTCATACGTCGCCCACAACTGAGCGATCGGCAGCCCGGCCCCCTCGCGCTCCCTGGTGAAGACGGCGTCGAGAATGGATTTCAATTTCCCCTCGGTGATTTTGCCCTTGATCGACAAGTGCATCGACTCCTCGATCGACCGCGCATCCTTGATAGATGTCGTGCCGGTCGATTTCCGGATGAATTTCCCCGGCCTTTTGGGGTCACGGAAGGAAACCCACCAGTATTTAGAATTGTTATTTTTGTAAAGCATTTTGGCCAGTTTCTTTTATTGCGTTAAATCAAACGATGGCTCATTGTATCATATTCCGTATCATATCCGCAACTACAAAATAAAGTAGAAAAGCACCCATTTCTAGGCGCTTATCTACTTTTCCTATTGGTGCGACTGACTGGGATCGAACCAAAAACGCCATATTTTGAATGAAAAAACATTGGGATTTTACATGATTTTCTTTCATTGTGTTCAATTTTGTATCATACTTTGTATCATAAAATTCAGAATTAAAAAGCGATTTATTATGTGGATTTTTTGAAGTTATAAAGAGCATTTTTGGTGCGGAGTAATTTTTGCCTCTCCATGATACTTTTTATGACACTCTCATTTTGATCGGATTTCAACACAGCATTGGGCGGAATGCAGTTCAAACGCTGGCAAAACCAGCACAAACCAGCAATAAAACCAGCAATGACCTGCGGGGGGAATTAGGACCGTTGTTTAGTTCGCATAAACGAATCGCTAGCGACCACGCACACTTCGCATAGTCTGTCGATTCCATATCCATGCGGTGCTTCATTTCTGCTACTAGATCAGGAGTGAGTGCATTCCGACGAAGTTCATTACCTATCGTGCTCGCAACCATTACGTCATCACTACCATAGTTAATGCCAAGAATAAGAGCACATGAATTAGAATCCACACCTAAGATCATCGTTGCGTTAATGTATTCTTTCAGCGCATTTCCAAGTCCAGGGATCGTTCCATCACCCCTACAGGCTCTTAGTGCGCTCTGGATATGCCCTACAGCACTCAAAGCATACTTGAGATTTTGAAAGCTCTGTTCTAAACCGTCTCGATTAACATCATGCTTTCCTGCATTCAACTTGTGCAACCATAGACCTATACGATCTATGAGATACCATGCCAACAATACCAGTGGAAGGAAGATCAAGATTTTCATGGTTACAAAGTATAGCATTTTCGGGCGTGTGAAAAAAAGTGTATTTTTGTGGTTGCGGTGTCTAAACACCTTTGGTACAATATCGCGCCGTGGACCCCAATGGGAGATTTGATATGAAAAAGAAAGAAGGCACGAGACAGGGCAAGCACAAAGAGATGAAGACTCTCTTCGGTGCTTACGTCGATCCTGAAATCAAGGCGCTCGCGGTTCTCACGAGCGACCGCCTGGGCATTTCCTTCACCGACATTATCCTGAATGGACTGCGCAGCGAAGCCACCCGCGCCGGGATCCTGAAGGACGGCGACGTTTGCCCGGAATGCAAGCAAGCTTATGATGCGGTTCTCGAAGTCGTCAAGGCCCGCATACTCCAGAACAACGCCAAATGAGAAAGGAACAGGCCATGCCTAAACTCAGCAAGAAAACAGAAGCCACCCTTGCGGAAATCGCCGCGAAGAACGGCGTGACCAAGGAGGAAGTCATCAGCTACATCGGCGATCTTCTTGATGGCAAGAAGGTGTCTAAACACTCCTCTCTTTTGACCGGCCCAGGCAAGGTTTTTTCTTGCCCATCGGGTGTCTAAACACCCGAACGCCTGACGAATGGAGGATGAGATGAGCAGGATCGGAAATGACAGCAAGGGCGAGCAGATCTTTCTATTCGTGATCTTTTTGTTCCTTATTGTGGCCGGGTTCGTGTTGTTGCGCGGATGCTACGGGTGGTGCTGTGACCGCCTGGCCGAGAGTTTGTCACGCGTAAACGGCGGTGACAAGTATGTCGTCGTCGCCGACGGTTTCGTCGTCAAAGGAGACGTCGATCGAATCACCGCGCCCGAGGCGCACGGTGCGGTCGAGGACCACTCGGACGCCGTACTGGGAGCGATATTGGACTCGGAGTACGAGGCAAGGGCACGCGGATCGGTTAACGACCACGGCTCGTACGGGGCGCATGGCGCCGCGAAACACGTGTACCTCGTATTTCGGCTTGAAGCCGCACTTCCGAAGAAGGAAGACTAAGACAGCAAGGAGGATCCCATGAAGATGATCACGCAGAAGGAAATGAAGCGCGCGCTCGATCGGATGGAGCCGTGGAAGCTCACCGACATGCGCAAGATGATCGGCGGCCGGATCGTCCGGTTCACCGACTGGAAGAAACTCGCGGGGAAGTAATGACGGAGAAGGAGGTTAAAGAGGCGCTGGCCCGGGTGGCGCGCAGGGCATGGCCGCACGTGGCCAAGGCCAGCGACCTCCCCTTCCCCGCCTACTGGCGCAACACGGTGGAATGGCTCACCTTCCACGCGCCGCACATCGGCGACGCGCTGATGTGGAAGCTGATCGACGCCGCCGTGCGCGGTGCCGTGCTCGCGGAGGCCGCCGGCAAGGAGCCCGTGTGTCCGCCGGTGCCCGAGAGCGTGAAGAGGATCTGGGAAAACCATGCCCTACCCGGGCCTGCTCAGCAGGCGAGCCTGACCGACAGCTCAAATGTAGCCACTCGCGGTGACGGCGGGAGAGACCGCGTTCGACAGCAAGTAATGGAACAGGGGAGGCTTCTGTGAGTGCGAGCGAGACATTCGGCGCGCGGGAGCGGCCCTACGACTACCGCTGGGGAACGCCCGTGCAGGTGAACGATCAGTTCGGCATCAGCGCGGCCATGCTCAAGGCAGCCTGGAGCCGCGGCTGGATACGCGCGCGTCAGGGCAACTGGGTGAGCGACGCGAAGCGCACGCAGACCGTCTACTGCTTCGAGGACATCCACGGCTGGCTGGAGCGCGTCGCTCACCGCGTGACGGAGGTGTATGCCGAGACGTTCTGGACGGACGAGACCGTTGCGGAGATGGCCGAGAAGATTCCCGAGGGCCCGTACATGCGGCGGGCGTCGCTCGGGCGGAAAGACGGCTTCCCGAAACTTCCAAGGAAGGTATAGGCATGAAACCACAGACACAGACAACAGAGATGACGATCCACGTCAAGATCCCGGTCGGATGGTACGAGGGGCTACGCATGCTCTCCGACCAGGTCGAGGGCACGATCCATCAGCAGGCGCGTCTTGCGATCCGCGAGCGCCTGGAGCGGACCGGCGCCGCCTTTTTCGCTGGAAACAGCATGAACCGCAAAATGGAGAGGTAAGATGAAGACGAAGATCGAGACGAAGGCGTTCGCCGAGGCGGCCGCCATGGCCGCCGCCGCGTGCGCGAAGGACGCGCTGAGCCCGTTCAGCCGCGTGACGCTGTCGGCGTCGAGCAACTACCTGACCGCCACGGGCGGGGACGGTGACGTCCAGGTGTCCGTGCGCGTGCAGGCGGCAACCGACAAGGACTGGAGCTACGCCCTGCCCGGCGCCCTTCTCGCGCGCTTCGCGGGCGCGTTGCCGCCCGGCGTGGCGCTGCTGACCGGATCGGGGAACGGCGTCTCGATGGAGTGCGCCGGGGTGAGGTTCCGGCTCTCGTCCGACGACGGCGTCGCCAGCATGACGCCGCCGGAAGCCGGCGTGGCGGAGGTGTACCTGCCCGCGATCAAACTGCGCGAGATCCTGCGCAAGACGAAGTTCGCCATGTCGCAGGACAAGACGCGCACGAACCTCAACGGCGTCAATTTCAAGCTGGCTGACGGCGTGCTCGGCGCGACCGCGACGGACGGGCGCCGTCTCGCGCACGTGGAGTGCGACGTCGACGCGTCGGCGTGCTGGGACGGCACGCTTCCGCGCAAGACGGTCGACACGCTCTTCGCGCTGCTGAAGGACGACGGCGACGTGGCCGTGCGGTGCGACGGGCGCGTTGCTCTCTTCACGTCGGACAAGTGGATCCTCACGACGAAGCTCGTGGACGGCGTCTACCCCCTCTGGCGGAAGGTGGTGCCGGAGAAAGCCGACCACAAGGCCGTGATCGGGCGCGTGGCGTTCGTCGATGCGCTCGAGCGCGCGGCGCTCTCGGCCGAGGACGGCGGCGTGGCCGTGGGGCTCGGCAACGGGCGCGCGACGTTCGGCGCCAAGGGGAAGTTCTCGAGCGCCGGCTCGGAGGTGCCCGACTGCAAGCTCGGCGAGGGCGAGCAGCACAGCGCGCTGTACGACGCGCGGATCCTGCTCGACGCGCTGAAGGCGTCCGACGACGACGAGCTCGACTGGCTCTTCGAGGACGCGGCGGGTCGTCCCGTGATGATCCGTGGCTGCGGCGGCGTGTGGATGGTCGTGATCATGCCCATGCAGGTGCGGTGAGGAGGGCTGAAGGATGGCAATGATGATACAACTAAGCGACGGCAGGGTTATCCCAGAAACTGAGATGACGCCGGAGCAGGTGGCTTATTACGATAGACAAAATGCGGCGAAGCCGCTGAAGAAAATGACCGGCGCCGAGATCATGGAACAGGACAATAAGGACTTTGAGGCGGACGTCAAGTCGATGCTGGAAGAGGCCGCGCCGAAGACGCCGCTCGAGGCGGCCATCGACCGTGCGACCGACTTCAAGCCCGAGGACATGTTGAACGTCGCCCGTGAAACAGAACAGGGCGATTCTGAAACGGAACAGGCCGAAACGGGAACGAAGAGGCGCGACTGGGTGGATGAGGCGTACAAGTGCTTCATCAAGGACGCGGGCGACATCGACCCGACGGATCCCGTCAGGGCGATTGAGGCGTACTTTCAGAAGAACGCGACCGACGAACTGAAGGCCAAATGCAAGGCCGAGGGCAAGGACGCCAAGGGCTGCTGGCGCTTCATCGAGGCCGTGGCGCGGAAGGCGCTGCATGGATCGAGCGGGCACATCGACCCTGGCGTGGTGTATGCGATCGCCATGCACTGGTATCAGGACGTGCCCAAGGACTGGAACATGCCGAAGGTGCTGGGGACGGCGGCCGCGCCGAAGAAGACAGCAAGCGTACAACAGCAAGCTGCCAATCCGAAGAAGCCGGCAGAGACGCCTTCCGAGAAGCGGAAGGAGAAGGAGCGCATGGCCAAGGCCAAGGCGAAGGCGAAGAAGCGCGCACAGCAGGGCTTCTTCTTCGAGATGCTGGAAACGACCGACGAAAGCGAGGTGCAGAATGGTTAAGAAGAGTTTGGCGGAGATCCACGACTGGGCGATGGAATTCCTCAAACGCGCGGAACTGGACACGGATCAGATCGCGGCGCTCGACGCGATGGGCTACTTCAACAAGCCCGCGTCGCTGCGCCACCACCTGGCCCGCGCCGGCGGGCTCGTGGAGCACAGCCTCAACGTGACGAACTGGATGCTCAACCTGAAGGACAGCTTCGGGTGCTGCATGCGGCCGCGGAGCCCGTACCTCATCGGCATGCTGCACGACGTCTGCAAGTGCGCGTGCTACGAGTGGAGCGACGACATGCAGGCGTTCGTGTGGAAGGAGCCGCCGTTCCCGGGGCACGGCAGCGCGAGCGTGATCATGATCGCGACTGAGCTCGGGATCATCCTGGACCCGAACGAGGCAATGGCGATCCAATGGCACATGGGCGCGTTCGGTCTCGACAAGGCCGCGCTCGCGCGCTACGACGCGGCGCTGAAGGAGTTCCCTACCGACATCCTGCTCACGCACACGGCTGACATGATGGCCTCCAAAGTGACGGAGGGATCATGGGTCTGACACGCAAGCAGATGATGGAGATCGTCGCGTTCGACTGGAAACGGCGGACGGGGCTCGACTTCGACGGGCGCCGGTATGGCAGCATCACCGGCGCGCACGCGCCGCACATCACCGAGACCTGGGGCCTGTGCCACGGATCGCATGTGTTCAAGGGCAAGAAGAATCCACCCAGGAAAACCCTGCGGTACAACTACATCGTGCCGGAGCGGGTAAACGGCAAGCGTACGACAGCAAGCGGGAAGCCGGTACGCCCGGACGTGACGGTCGTGCACGTGGCCGTGCGGCTTGACGGGAATTACATGCCCGTCGTGAAGGACGTGTTTCGGTGGCACATCAAGACCAACTCGTGCGAGTTCCGGGACATCGACTACCACGGTCTCGGCGGGTGGATCGTGGAGTGGCAGCGTGAGGACTGGGCCGGGAAGAAGAAGGGCTGCAAGCGGTTGACGCCAAGGCTGGCGAGGCCTGTTGACGATGGATGGGGACACAACGGAATGAAGTGGAAGTTCAACGTTGGGCTGACCTTCCCCTGGCACGAGACGGTGAACCCGGCGGCGTTGAAAGGCACGAAGTACGAGTGGTGCCAGTACAGCGACTCCACGCCGTGCAAGGCCGGGCTCGTGGACTGGCTGATGCTCTACAGCCAGGAGCCGAAGATCGAACTGCTGGCCAAGATGGGACTTCACCGTCTCATCTGCCCGGCGGGAATCAAGGCGCTCCAGGACCGGCGCGTGCGCGACTGGATCCTGGCGCACCGCGAGGAGGCCGCGAAGCGGTACAAGGACGGCACGCCACGCTACGACATGGTGGACATCATCTACGCGGCCCGGCACGGCGTGACGATCGGCGCGGCCGAGAAGCGCCGGCAATTCATCCAGGATGTGCGCCGGAACATCGACCTCTGGCCGAGCACGGCGAAGGTGCGGCTCGACTACGACCGGCTGATGAAGCTGTTCCGGAAGTGGGGAATCGCCGCGCCCGAGTACGGGCGCTATCTCAAATACGCCCTGCGGACGGGCCACGACCTCAAGAACGAGGGCACGCTCTATCCGCCGGTGCGCGGCGGGCGCGAGACGTTCATGGTCCGGCTGGAAGCGCTCGAGGCCCTGTCCGCGAAGCTCGAGCGCGCCGAGGAGCGCCGGCGCCGTCGGCAGGAACGCCTGGACGAGGCGCGTCGGAAGGCCGCGATCGAGGCGGAGGAGAGGCGGATCGCCGAGCTGATGAAGGCGAGGGCGGCCGAGCTCGAGGCGTTCCAGAAGTCGCTGAAGCGTTCGGCCACGCTGAAGGGCTGCGGCTACACGATCCTCCTCGCGAAGTCTCAGGGGGAGCTGCTGGCCGAAGGCAAGCGCATGGGCAACTGCGTGGGGTGCGGCACGTACGGCCGCGCGATCGTGACGGGCGACGCGCTCATCATCATGCTCTCGCGCGACGGGAAATCCTACTGCGACATCGAGATCGATCGGAAGAGGTGGAACGTGCGGCAGTGCTATCTCAAGGGCAACGCGCGCGCGCCGAAGGAGATCCACGAGCTCGCGAAGCGGATCGCGGCCTGCCTCAAGGCGGAGCACCTGCGCTTCAGGAAACGCAAGGCGGAAAGGAAGGTGGCTTAAATGGCACGGAGACGTAAATGCGGCGGGTGCCCGAAGAACGACTTCGGATGGTGCACCATCCGGGCCGAGCTGCGCCCGGGCGACGCGCCGGCCTGCGACTACGGGCTGAGGATCATGCGCAACGCCTACTCGGCGGAGTGGATGAGGAAGAAGCACGGCTTCACGAAGAGGGAGGAGCGGCGCCATGACTAAGGTTTTCCCGAGCGTGCTGATCGCGCTGGACGTCGCTTCCGCGGCCGTGTACGCGGCCCACGGCGACTGGCGCAGGTTCATTTACTGGATGGCCGCGGCGACGCTGACGGCCACGGTGACGTTCTAATGAAAGGAGCGCGGCATGGAGAAGAAAGTATGGTGGACTGTCAAGACGGACTGCGGCACGCGCCGCTCGCTCGCCGTGAGCGCGCGCAAGGCCGCGCGCAACGTGCGCTACCGGCTCGTCATGGACGACCGCTCGTACGATCGACCCCGGCCGCGCGACTTCGCGGAGATGCGCGACATCCAGGTGCTGGAGGTGGTGAAGGATGATTGACGAGGCTGATTTCCTGGCAAGGTTCCAAGGCGTGCAGAAGTCGGGCGGCGGCTGGGTGGCCCGGTGCCCGGCGCACGAGGACAAGAACGCGTCGCTCTCGATCGGCAAGGGCGACGACGGGCGCTGGCTCGTGCACTGCCACGCCGGGTGCAGTGCCGAGGCCGTCGTGACGGCCCTGGGGCTCAAGCTGCGCGACCTCATGCCCGACAAGCCGGAGCACCGGACGGCGAAGAGCCGCTTCGGGACATGGGTGTGCGACTACGAATACCAGGACGAGGCCGGGATCGTGCTCTACAAGTCGTGCAGGTATGTCAAGGACGACGGCAAGAAGACGTTCGTGATCAAGACGCCCGACCCGAGCTCGCCGTTCGGGTGGAGCTACGGACTCTCCAAGAAGAAGATGGCGCGCGTGCCCTTCCGCCTGCCGCGCGTGCTCGCCGCCGCGAAGGCCGGGAAGACCATTGTGATCGTCGAGGGCGAGAAGGACGTGCTGACGGTCGAGCAGACGGTCGGCTGCGCGGCGACGTGCAACGTGGCCGGCGCCGGCAAGTGGGGCTACATGTTCCCGGAGGGATGGGGCAGGTGGTTCGAGGGCGCGCCCGGGATCATCATCGTCGCCGACCACGACAAGAGCCTCGTCGGGCAGAAGCACGCCTGGGACGTACGGGCAAAACTCATAAGCGCAGGGTATAAGGGCAAGATCAAGTTAATGGTCATGCCGGCCGTCGGCGAGGAGCGGCCGAAGGACTTCACGGACTGGGTGGAGGCGAGGAAGGTTGCCGGGCTTCCGGCCGACAAGGCGGCGTTCATGGAGGCGGTGAAGAGCGCGGCGCCCTGGCCGAAGGAGTGGGAGTTCGACGGTGCATCCACGGATGTTGCGCGCGCTGAAAAAAGCGCGCGCGAAGCCTTATCTGATTCCGCCGAAGCGGAAGCGGAGGCGGAGGACCGCCGCCCCGACCGGTTCGGCGGTCCGGCTCCCCGCGCCCCTGGCAAGGATCGTAAAGCGTGGGCGGTGGATTTCGACATCGGCTGCGGGCGTTTCGTACGCCTCGAGCTCGAGTACGGCTGGACGGTAGAGCAGGTTTTGACCTACAGCGTGACGGCCGTGAGCAAGAAATGCCCGAACAACGAGCTCCCGCGCGGCGTCTACGCCCGGCTGAAGGCGTGGAGCGCGGCGTTGTGGCTCCTGATGCGCGGCAGTTTCTTCTGGCACAGCGACTACCGCGACTTCGGGACCTGCATGTTCCTCGACCGGGATCCGGACAGCTGCACGCTCATGCGGATCATGAGCGACGAGTTCTACGCGTTCGTGGCCCGGCACGCGCGCATGGAGGACGTCGACCCGAAGAAAGGCGACCTCGGCAAGGTGCTCGGGCTCGTCAAGCAGATCGCCGTCAGCGGCGACTACGCGCAGGGCGTGAGGCCCGGCAACAGCTGGGAGCGCCGGGGCGACGCGGTGTACATCTCCAACGGCGACACGGAAATGTGCCGCGTGAAGGACGGGAAGTGCGAGATGGTGCAGAACGGCACCGACGGCGTGGTGTTCCTGCGCGGCAAGACGCTCGCGCCCTGGAAGCTGTGCGACGGCGCCGGCAAGGATCCGTTTGCGTCCGCCAAGATCTTCACCGGCGCGTCGTTCGCGGACGTGAACGGGCTCATGAACGTGCGCCTCTGGACGATGAACCTCCTCGCCTGCCACGCGACGAAGCCGCCCCTTCTCATCACGGGCGGCGCCGGATCCGGCAAGACGCGCATGGCCAAGGGCATCAAGGAGATCCTCGGCATGCGGCAGGACGGCGCGCTCGACCTCTCCGTGCAGCAGATCGAGGACGGCGACAAGGGGCTCGACGCGTTCTGGGCGACCGTGAACGACGGCAAGCTCGAGGTGTTCGACAACTTCGATACGAAGGTCAAGTGGGCGTCCGATACGCTCCAGACGGCCGCCACGGACGGCCAGACGAAGCGCCGCACGCTCTACACGACGTTCGGCGTCTCGATCCTGCGCGCGAACGCGCACATCATCCTGACGTCCAACAACCCCATCTTCTCGACGGAGGGCAACGGCGGACTCGCCGACCGACTCATCACGATCCCGCTCACGCTGAACCGCAACGTGAGCCAGGACGCGGAGCTCTCGGCCGAGATCGCCGCGAACCGCGACGAGTACCTCACCTGGATCGCGCGTACGCTCGCGAATGCGCTGCTCGACAAGGCGCCGGTGGACAAGTCGATCAACCGGCGGCATCCAGACTACGGCGAGTTCTCCGTGCGCGTCGGCCGCGCGATCGGCGACGAGGAGGGCGTCGTCAAGGCATTGGGCGCCGCGGAGGCCGACAAGGCGATCCTCCCGCTCATGAACGACGCCGTGACGAAGGAGATCATGGGCGTGCTGTCCGACACGGACTACGAATGGGCAGGCACGGCGGGCGAAATGTCGGAACTCATCATCGCGAAACAGGGCGACGACGAGGACGAGAAGACGAAGAGCATCTACTCATCCCGGCGCGTCGGCAAGGCGTTCAACAAGTATATGCGCCAGTTTTCGCTCATTTTCCGCATGGATGAGCCGAAACTGCGCGAGGGACGGAGCGTCTACACGTTCCGCGGCATGACCGCGCTCGGTCAAATGTCGGTGGGTTTGGTGGATTCAAAACCCACTTTTCCTAAAACCCATGAGAGCGCGCACGCGCACGGGTTTATGGAAAACAACGCTTTTAATCCACCTAACCCACCAGACGCGGGATCCACGGGCGAATGGGGCGCGGGACAGGCGGGCGATAGCACGCGCGCGCGCGTACCCCGCTCCCCTTTAGGCGTGGAAGAAGAAGAAGGAGGAAATGGAGATGAGGAATTATACTGGGATTTGTGAGGAAATCGGAGCCGCGGGCATGGAGCTCCGCCACGCCGATTTTATTGAGGTGTTTTCGGGAGTAAACGGGAGGTGCCCGTGAGGAGACTCGGTTTGACACTTATGGAGGAGCGGTTCTGCGCGCTGATGGCCCACGGAACGACCGCGCGCGACGCCTATTCCCAGGCGTTCAGCGTCGCGCTCGTCGACGCACGCCGCGAGCATTCCGTTGACAACAAGGCGAGCCGTCTCCAGAAACGCGCCGACATCATCAGCCGGATCGCGGAGCTCGCAGGGGAAGCGAAACGCAAGAACCGCGAAATGTGGGAGAGGCGCGGAGAAGACCTGGCCGACAGGCTGTACGAACGCGTGATGGAGGCGGACAGGGCCGGGCTGCTGCTCTCCAAGGGCGCGCTTAAGGGGATTGAGGTCCTCGCGAAGATGAAGGGCCTGAACGCGCCCGAGGAGACGGTCCTGAAGGACGGAGGCGCGGCCGAAAGCTTCATCCCGCGCGGCGTCGAGGGCATGAGCGCCGAGGACCTGCGCGCCATCATCGAACAGGAGGAGCGCACGATCGAGGCGGAGGTGGTCGAGGTGGGAACGACGGCAAAGGAGACGGAAGGATGATCGGAGCAAGAGAGGCGAGGATCGAGCTCCTGCGCAGGGCCGCGCAGGTGAACCTGCTGGCGTTCCTCCAGTACGTCTGGTGGATGCCGTCGCCGCTCCACGTCGGACGGCACACGCGCGAGCTGTGCGCGCGCCTGACGCGGGCCGTCGAGGACTTCCGGCAGGGGAAGGACACATACCTCATCGTGAACATGCCCTTCCGCCACGGCAAGAGCGACCTCGTTTCACGCGCCCTTCCGGCCTATTTCCTCGGACGGTGCCGGGACATGCAGCCGAACGTCATCATGAGCGGCTACGGATCGTCGCTCGTCAAGGGCTTCTCGTCGAACGTGCAGTCGATCGTCGAGGGCGAGGCGTACGGGAAGGTGTTCCCCGGCATGTCGATCGACCCTGAAAAGAACGCCACGGACGAATGGCGCATCCGGGATTCCGTCTCGAGCGTGTACGCGCAGGGCCTCGGCGGCTCGATCACCGGCAAGGGCGGGAACCTGATCATCATCGACGACTACTGCAAGAACGCGGAGGAGGCCGAGAGCCAGACCACGCGGGACAAGACGTGGGAGTCGTTCAAGACGGACCTCTGCACTCGAACGAACGCGCCCGCGCACATCATCATCGTGTGCGCCACGCGCTGGCACGTGGACGACCTCGTGGGACGGATCTACGAGGAGATGAAGAAGAACCCGGACTATCCGCGGTACGAGTCGCTTGTCTATCCGGCGCATAAGGAGGGCCCGGACGGCTGGAACACGCTCTTCCCGGAGCACTACCGCGACTCGTGGTACGCCATGCAGCGCTCGCAGCTGGGGCCGTACCAGGCGGCCGCCCTTCTCGACTGCGATCCACGGCGCGCAGGCAAGACCGTGTTCCGCCGCGAGTGGCTGGAATACTACACGGGCGAGATCGACTGGCGGCAAATGCGCATCATGATTTTCGTGGACGGCGCGAAGTCGAAGAAGAAGGGAAGCGACTACACCTGCATCCAGGTGTGGGGACGGAACCGCGACGGGAGAAGCTACCTCCTCGACGGCGTGCACGCGCGGCTCAACCTCGCGGAGAAGATCGCCGAGCTGTTCCGTCTCGTGGAACGGTTCGGAGGCGCGCGCAAGGTCGAGTGCGTCTGGTGGGAGCAGGTCGGGCCGATGAGCGACGTCGAGGCGCTCCGGATCGAGATGAACCGCAGGCTCTACCACTTCACGGTGCGCGAGCTCCGGCACAACACGAACAAGGATTTCCGAATCATGCGTCTCGTCGTGCCGCTCGCGAAGCGGGAGATCGTCCTGCCGCTCCGGATGGTGCGCACGCGGATCGTGGAGAGCGAGCGCGGAGGCTTGCCGCCCGAGGCGCAGATATACGACCTCGTGCAGGAGCTCGTCGAGGACGAGATGATGCTGTACACGGGCGACCAGACGAGCATCGAGCACGACGACATGATCGACTGCATGGCCGACCTCACGGACGAGGAGGTCCTGCGCGACTTCACGCCGCCGGAGGGAGGCGCGCCGGTCCGCGACGAGAGAGCCGCGCGGCGCGACGCGTCCGTGCGGATTTTCGCCCGCTGACGAAACCCTGTCAAGCACAAAAAACGCGTTTTTAATTTTTTCTGGACCCCCTTGTTTTCTTCATTGCGTTCGTTTCGCGCTTTTAACCTTTTTCTTAGAAGGTGGAAACAATTTTTTTCCGTGCGCGGGTTTATCATGTACGCGCACAAAGGACAACCATCGAAGGAGCCGAAAATGGGACACAAATCAGGATCGAGCAGCAAGGTGAAGTCGAGCCAGACGGTCACGCGGGCGGCCGCGTCCTCCGCGCCGATCGCGCCGACCGTCCAGACGCCCCAGACGGACGTGGTGACGCCCGCCGTCGCCCGCGACATCGCGGCCGACACGCAGACCGCGCAGCAGAACCAGCAGCTGGCGCGCAGCCGTCTCTCCGGCATCCGCTCAACCTGGGCGAACTTCGGCGGCGGCCGTTCGAAACTCGGATCGTGAGGGGCCCGCGATGGACTACGCGCGCATAGCCAAGCACTGCCGCCACGTCGAGGAGAAGCTCTTCACGGCGTTCGAGAAGCGCAAGCAGCTCCTCCTGGACGTCGCGCGCGAGTTCTACCCGGCCGCGATCCCCGGTCTCCAGAAAGGCGTGGAGGAGATGGCCGACGGCTACCAGCACGACGACGACCACCGCATGCTCACCACCAAGCCGATGGACTGCATGCGCCGCGGCGCCGCCGGGTTCCACGGCAACCTCACCTCGCCGACGACGCCGTGGTTCCGCTTCAAGCTCCCGGACTTCATGGTGAAGGACGGCGAGACGACGCACGAGCAGCGCCAGCTCCTCGACGACGTGACCCAGGCGACGCGCTGGACGTTCAGCCGGTCGAACGCCTACCCGATGCTGAACCGGCTGTACAAGCAGCTCCTGACGTTCGGCTTCGGCTGCATGGTCGTCGTGGCGGACAAGGAGCGGATCGCGCGCGTGACGACGCTCCGGATCGGCACGTACGCGCTCGGCGTCGGCGACGACGGGCAGGTGGACACGTGCGTCCGTCGCTTCGCGTGGACGGCCGCGCAGATCATCCGGAACTTCGGGCGCGAGATCGTGCCGCAGTACATCCTCGACGCCGAGAAGGCCCCGACCACCCGGTTCGAGGTGTGCAACCTCATCGAGCCGAACGCGACGGGCGACGAGAAGGCGAACGACGAGATCGCCCGCGAGCTCGACATGTCGGACGCGACGGTCTACCGCTCCATCTTCTGGCTGAAAGGCGGCAAGGGCCACAGGAACGACGGGTTCCTGCGCGCCGTCGGGTTCTCGATCAAGCCGATCGTGGCGCCGCGCATGGAGTGCGAGGACGGCGACGTGTACGGCCTCGGTCCCGGGATCGACGCGCTCGACCTCGCGCGCGGATGCCAGAGCTTCAAGTACGACGAACTGAACATCGTCGGACGGCAATCGGAGCCCGCCGTCGTGGCCGCGGACGAGCTGAAGGACGAGGGCCTGCGCCTCTACCGCGGCGCCGTCAACTACGCGCGCTTCGGCGAGCAGCAGCGCGCGCCGGTCATGCCCATCTTCCCGAACGCGCCGGGCCCGGAGGGCGCGCGCGAGGAGCGCGCCGACGCCGCGCAGGAGATCGCGCGCCTCTTCTACAACGACGCCTTCAGCGTGATCGACGCGGTGCGCCGCGGCGAGACGGGCCGCATGACGGCAACCGAAGTCGAGGCGCACGTCCGCGAGGCGATGCAGCGCCTGGCGCCCGTCGCGACGCTGTTCGACACGGAGCTCCTGGACCCGCTCGTCTCGATCATGGCGAAGTACACGATCGCGGCGATGCCGACGCCGCTCACGCAGGAGCAGGCCGACCAGCTGGCGACCGTGGACGTGGAGTACGTGAGCGCGATCCACCTCGCGCAGAAGCAGAGCGTGATCGTCGGCATCCAGCAGATCTTCGACACTGCTGCCGGCATGGCCGAGAAAGGCGCGCCGCACGCGCTCCACCGCGTGGACGCGGACAAGATGCTCGTCCGTCTCGCCGAGCTGATCGGGTGTCCGGAGGCGTGCCTCAAGAGCGACAAGGAGGTCGCGGCCGCGGTCGAGGCCGACCAGCAGGCCGCCGCGCAGCAGGCGCAGCTTCTCCAGGCGCAGGCCGCCGCGAAGGCGACGAAGGACATCGGCACGATCCCGCTCGACGAGGACCACGCGGGCAGCGCGATCGCGGATGCGATGGCACAGGGCGGAGGTGAGCTGTGATGGGTGATCCGTTCGCCAGAATCTCGCCCGAGAAGGAGCGCAGCCAGAAGGAGCTCGACGCCCAGCGCTTCGACGAGCTCCGCGCGTCGCTCACGCGGCTCGTGAAGAGCGAGGACTTCCGCTCGTGGTTCCAGTACGTCAACTGGAATCTCTACGGCGACTCCGCGC